TTTGAGGACATGCTAGGCATGTATCTGCTTGTTTCTCAGAAACAGTATCATCAGGTTTTGAGCTGTCTGAAGACCAGCAGGCTGGTGGTGGCATTTTCTCACCTTGTCTAAACTCTTTAGCAAAATACATACGATGCACATGAGGTGATGCATTAACAATAACTATATCAAGTGCGTCTTGATTAGACTTCTCAATTTCTTTACCATTAACCATCAATCTAAATTTACCGCCTCGTATAGAAATACGTTTGGCTGTCATTGAACTACCTGTGATATTGGCTGTAAAACCATCATCACGACGGGTATGTGCTGCTACTGCGGTGCTACCAAATACATCTAAATCGGTATTCATACATTCTCCTTATTTTCTCTACTTTTAGTTATTCTTACTGTGTATTCACTTGTTGCTTGTAATCCGGGCGGTGCTTTGTCGGGATTAAGTTCTAGATATTCTTTTACTGCCGACTGCACTAATCTTTTCTCAAAGAATTCAGGCATTTTGTTGTCTAATATAAAGTCATACATGCTAGACCAATCACTTGTCCAATATCGGGTGCGTAAAGTTCTTGATAACGTTCCTACTTTAGTTTTTAAACTTGTTACATTTAAAGTTCTACACGCCTCATTAAGAGCTAAATCAATTTTATCTTTCTGCACTTTGATATCAGTAATTTCTTTTTCCAAAGTTTCAATCTTATCACGCATATTAACTGATGCTTGCATAAGCTTTTCTATCTTGTTGTCATCTAATTCCATATACTCTCCTTTCAAATATTAAGAATAACAGTATAGCACAACAATTTACTTTGTCAACTATCTTTATCAATTAAATGTCCATAAGTAAGTATTACCCAATAAGCAAATTGTAATAGTTCTTCGGGTGTAGCATTACCTTTCATTGTGTTAGCTTTATTGCTTATCACTTGCACGTTACCTTTAATGTAACCCTTTGAATTATCTATTCGATCAAGTGATGGAGACCAAGGTTTAGGTCCCGATTTTTCACTATATTCTTTTTTTAATTTGTATTTTTTAAATACAGGGCAATTAATAGGCATAACTATATCTTTTACTTCAAGATTAAACTCAATTTGTCTATCTATCGCTCGTCGTCTAGCTTTATTATGCATATACCATTCAGGATTATTTACTCTATATTCGTTTTGTTTTTCTTGATTTCTTTTCTTTTGTTCTTCTGTAAGGGGTTTACGCATCGCTAAACTCCTCTTTATAAAGGTCTACTAATTTAATATGGTTATCTATTTTACCTTGCAACATTCTATATATTTTTGATTCAACAGGGCTACCTTGTAAATGCACAACAGTCATTTTATTTTTTTGTCCTGCTCTATCCATACGAGCACAACATTGTATGTAGGTTTCTACAGACATCACAGGTGACCAAAATACAACTACGTTAGCTGCGTGGAGGGTAACTCCATGTGATGCAGCTTGAGGTTGAATTACTAATACTTGAGGGTTTTTACTTTCTTGAAAACTTTTAAATATTTCTGTGCGTTTATTCATAGACACATCTCCATGTATACAATCACAAGTAATTTTATCTTTGTGTAGTTCCGCCATTATCTTTTCTATGCTGTGACGGAAAGGGCAGAATACAATAACTTTGTGACTAGCTTCTTCTATAATTTCTTTTAAAGCCGTCATGCGATTAGATACATCAAACTCTATAATACCTCTTGTATCTGAATAGATGGAGCCTGCACTTACTTGTAGAAGTTTGGTGAGCATTACCGCTGCATTAACAACGGTAATTTCTTCACCTGATGTTTCCATATACATATCTTTTTTTAATTTCTTATAATACTTATCTTGTTGGGGGGTAAGTGGAACTTCCCGAGTTGTATATAAAACATCGGGTAAGTCAAGACATTCTTCTTTGGTATAACGAATGGCAGGTTGTAGTGTTTTAAATACTATGTCCTGTGCATTAAATCTAGGCACCCAGGTGAACTGACTGACTTTCTGCATTACCATATCCTTAAATGTTCCTGCGTATTTTGGGACGGATGCGGGGTTCACAAGTCTAGCCAGTCCATATGCGTCAGCCGGTGATTGAGCAGCGGGTGTTCCTGTCATAAGCCATAACCATGTGTTAGGTGTTACCACACGATTAATTGACTTCCAGCGACGTGTCGTGACAGTCTTGATATAGTTAGCTTCATCAACTACTATTAAATCAAAACCGCCAGATAAGATTTCTTTCTCTACAATTTCTATACCATCATAGTTGATGATAACTACATCTGTTTTTTCATCAAATACTTTTTTACGTTTTTCTGCAGAGCCATGAGCAATTCCTACAGACCTATGCATAGCAGTTTTAAAAAAGTCTGCCTGCCATGCTGCTTGCATAATTGATAGTGGGCATACCACTAACATTCTTTTTATTTTGCCTTGGTTCATTAAATAATCAGCCGCCCATATTACTGCAGATGTTTTACCTGTTCCTGCTTCTGATAGGCAATACGCACGTCTATGTGCAGAAAGAAACTGAGCTGTTGTTCTTTGATGGTCAAATGGTTTGTGAATACCAGGCCAGCTGTAGTCACGTGATATAGGAGAAGGTGGATTTTTAACTTTCATGTCTGACAGGGTTATAACTTCATCTAAACCCCAATTAACTATGACTTGGCTTACACCATTATCATGTTCTTTTATAATTTTACTTTTAGGTATCTTATCTAAAATAAGTTGTGGACGTTTTGTATTAACTATCAACGCCTTGTCTTTGTATACTTCCAATGCAATCTCCTAGTGATAAAAATAGACACGCCATCGAGAGAGGTAATGACGCGTCTAGCCCTACATGTTAACACATAAGATGAAAGCGAGCATGTCGAAATTCTTACTGTTAACTGACGTGGTTATATCGCACTCACGTCTTGCGAAAAATCTATTTCTTTTTTAAAGGTGTATTTTTTTTAACTGAATTATCGCTATTGCGACTAAAAGAACTGTTCTGACTTTTAGTTCTAATTCTAGTATTTGCTTTAGTATTACTTCCACCTTTACTAAGAGGGATAACATGGTCTATCTCTTTACCATCACCCTTTGATACTCTACCATCTTTAATAGCTTGTCGTCTAGCTTTATTGCGAGCAACCCTTAATTTTATTTGCTCTGGTTGTGCTTTATATATGTTTTCTTTTTGATAATCTCTTGCCATTATTTTCCCCAATGTGAACATGATTGAACAGGACAAAACTTCTTACATGCAAAGTTAGGGACAGCGTTAAATACCCCTGACTCGTAAGCCCCGTTTATACGTAATACTATTTTACTCCATTCTGCAAACATGTCCTCTACTTTATCACTTGTATAATCTTCTTTTAATATCTCTTTACTTACTAAGAAAACCAATCCAGACTTAATTTTTAACATGTCTGGGAAGTGTTTGAAAATAGCTACACTAAACAAAGATAGCTGTCTCGTATCTGCATACTGACTTGACTTACCTGTTTTATAATCAATTAAGGTAGCTAACTTAGTTTCGGGGTTAATAATTAATAAATCAATAACACCCCTCCACCAAACATCTTTAGCAAAGAAGTCACAGGGTTGCAAATCTTTGGTTAAACCTAACTTATATTCACAATATTTATCTCCTGGGATTGATATTAACCTATCAAGCGTTGGCTTAAACATATCAAACTTCTCTGGCAGTGGGGTTGCTTTACTCACATATAATTCTGCAGCTTTGTGAACTTCGTTACCGTAAAGAAAATGCTCTACGTTTGGGTCTTGCTTAATATCTTTTGCTACATACAGATGATAGTATTGCTTAGGACATTTCTCGAATGTTGTAGCACTTGAGTAAGACCACGTTTTTAACTCAGCCAATTGGAGTTCTCCTAGCAATTTCTTTTGTTATCTTTGCTTTATTTTTACCCTCTGCGGCTTTATCTAATAACTCATATAACTTTTTTATAGATAACGCTTTAAGTTTATCTTTGCCTGTTCGTGTTTTAAACGGGTCAGCATGTCGTCTGCTCTTATGTATTTGTTGTGTCGCCATTATCTACCTTTTGGACTTCGCCTGTTGATTTATTAAGTTCATACTCTGCTAAAATCTGTTCTTTTAATGCCTCTTGTTCTTCAGTATTTCTTGGACGCAGATCTCCCATTGCTTCATCCCATATATAGTTTTGTAATTCCGGTATAGTTATTGTAAACACTGTTTCTTTTTCTTCAGGTATAAATGCGGCTATAGGTTTCTTTTTACCAAATATCAAATCCCAATTCTTTTCAAACTGTTCGCTGTTTGGTTTAGATTGTAACCAATCGCCTGTTATATCATTACGTGCGGTCTTTTTCATACTGTGTCCTTATATCATTTAGTAAGTCTTCAAAGGTTAATTGGCTTTTATCTTTAGCAAATTCCACACTCATAAGATACCGAGTTGTTTCAAAGTTATATACTGTATGTGGCACTTGCGTATTAAATATATAGTATGTTGTAGGCTTATATTTTAATTCTTCTATTTCAAATACTGCGCCCTCTTTGTTAGGAGCAAAAGCACAAACACTTCTATCGAACGGAGTCAATAACATATTGATACCTACACCTCGTCTTGTATCTGTATGCCAATCATAACAAGTGTAAGGGTCTAATCTTAGTATTCCTACAATAAACTCATACCTTGCGTGTAGCCACCTAAAAAATTTATCTTGTGCTACTATATCTGGTGGTATAGGTTTAACATTAAAATTGTAGTGTGGAAACCACGGCTGAGGATTGAAGGCATAGTCATATAGTTCTTTAGCTATAGTAGACTTAGTGCCTATTTCATAGTAGTTCATTACTTAGCATCCATATAGTTATCACCTACACCTACCTCACAACCGAGTGGTAAGTCGCTACACCAAGAGGGCGCAGTAGTCATACATTTTTTAACGTAGGCTACACAATCGTCTACCTCTGTATCTTTACATAACATTACTAACTCATCATGCACAGTCATAACAACAGTATACCTTTTAGATACTTGTATTAACTGTTCTGCTATTATATCACGAGCCAACGCTTGTATGCAGCGTTGAAATGTTTTAGACGGGTGAATATATTCGGGGATTAAAGTTCTTCCCATTAACTTATCATATGCCCACGATTCGCCCATATCTGTCTTTAATTTACGAAGATTAGGTAATCCTAACATCATGCCATTAGGTTTCATCATGCCTTCTTTTGGGACAGCCGATATAATCCCACCATTACCCATTGTATAGTGTTGCCCTGCTCTTACACTTTCTAACATAGTTCCTGCGTCTTGCCACGCCTCAACAAGTTCGGGGTTTGATTTGCGATACGCATACACGATGTTTTTAACTTCGTTTAAGTCTTTGTCTACACCGCCTTGTTTTAATATAGAGTGCATCTTATTAGCCCCTACACCATAGATACCCGATAAATTTACTACTTTAAATATATATCGTAGGTCTTTGTTAACTTCGTTATAGGGTGTTCCTGTAATGTCTGCTGCTGATTGTGTATACAAATCAATACCATCTTTAATCTGCTGTATCTTTCCATGTGATTGAGCGAACCAATACGCAAGACGCAATTCAATATTGCTCAAGTCAGACGCAACAATTTTAAAACCTTTTGGGGGACAAATTGCTCGGCGAAGAGGTGATGAC